GGTGCGAACGTGTCTTCAGCAACTGCTTTAACCATTTGTAGTGGTACATATGGGCAATAGAATACGCCTGAGTCATATGGGTTTGTACCTTTGTAACCTACTGTTACATAGTCTGTACTTGCATATGGGTCGATGTATACTTTTGTACGTCCATTTAATAGACCTGCAAATGTGTTACCTGTGTCATCTACCTGTAGGTTTGATGAGATAGCAGGTGAGTAGTCTAAAGTTCCAGCGGCGGCGAGAGCAGTAGCAACATCTGATGAACAGATGATTACGTTACCTTTACCACGACGAGTTTCTTTAGCAATTACGTTTGCTTCTCTGTCGATTTGTACTCCGAGACCTTTGAACTTCTCAGCACTCCAACGACCATCAGCATCTGTGGACATGTTGAATATACCATTCTTAGTCACGTTTGCTTGTAACGCACCAGTTTTTGCTTGTGAGTTAATTGTTCTGATAACTTCGCGGTTGATTTCAGCGAGGATTTCAGTTGACAATATGTTTGCTAACTCTGTTTCAGCATCTAAACCGTGGATTGCTTTAAGGTCTTGAGCAAGTTCTAAAGAATACTCTGCCTTTAATGCACGTGACTTAGCAGTAACAGTTGATTTCTCGATTGTGAAACCCATTTCGTTGAATGTTGAACCACCTGTTGAACCTAATGCTTCAGCATCAGCAGTTGGCATACCACCAGCACCTAGTGCTGTTAGACGCATAGCGTCTGCAGAGTCGCCTGATGGAGCAATACCATTGAAACCAGATGCGTTATCTGAGTCATGTGTGCCACCTGAATCACCTGAGAAACGTGTTGCCGCTTCGTTGAATAGTGCTTCTGTTGAACCTGTTGCACCCGCACCGTAACGTGATTTCATCGCAAAGATAAGACCAGTTGGTCCGTTCATTGGTTGAACACCACATACGTCGTATGCGATTAGGTTAGGCATTGAACGTCGTACTAATGAGATTAATACTGGGTCAAAGTTAGAAACACCTGATGTGGAGTTTCCTGGAGCAGCTTCTGTTAAGAAACCGTTCATTGCAGAACGCTCTTCTTGTAAAGCACGCTCTTGGTTTTCTAGAATAGCGGCAGTAACTTGACGACGGTGATGGTCTTTAATTGCCACGCCTTCGTTTAGGACTGGTGCCCACTTTTCTACTAATGTGTCGTATGATTGTTGCATTGTGATACTTCCTTATTTTAATGCTGTTTTACGAATTGCGGAGAGGTAAGAACCCATTACATCAGAGACTTCAACCGTTTGGTCAGCGTCTTCTGCAATGTCTTGACTTACTTCTTCTTTGATTGTTTTACTGAAATATGACTCTTTGACTGTGTTTACTTTTTCAGCAAAGATTTCTTCACTTCCAAAATCAACATCTTCAACGAGTGATTTAAGTTTTTCAACTTGAGTTTCAGCAAGGTCACGAGTTGCTTCACGTATAATTGTGTTGCGTTTGTAACCTTCGAGTTCTGCAGTAGTGTCGATGATTTTCTGTGTAGATTCATTTAGTTTAGTTTCTAATTCGTCTACTGATTCAGCAAGTTCATCAACTAGGTCAACTTTAGATTCTGGAACATCAATGTAAGACTCTGTGAAGAGGTCTTTCATTTTTTCCATGAAAGTTTCAGCAATCTCAGTACGCAGACCATTCTGCACAGCAAGTTTGTTGTCTTCCATCCAAGTTTCAACTACATAGTTTAGGTAGTTATCCACTTTCTCTACAAGGTCAGATTTAGTTGAAGATACTTCTTCTGCTAAGTCTTCTTTGTATTGTGCTTCTAATCTGTCAACTTCTTCTGAAAGTTTTGATTTTAGAGCAGTCTCAAAAAGTATTGCGGTTTTAGCTTTAAACTCTTCGGAAAGAGTTGCTTCAGACTCAACTAGTGCAGATAACTCAGAGGAAGCATCGAGTGATTCTTTCACTTCTTCTTCTTCTTCGTCTTCATCGTCTTCCATGTTATAACTGGCATACATTGCTTGCAAGGATTTTTTATCCATGTTCTGCATGTCTTTTGCCATCACACTAATCATACCCGCCTTTGTTTTCGGGTGGACTTTCTTAATTTGGGCAGGTGCCTCATCTTCAACCTTATCAGTTGATGCGATTGCATCATCTGTGTCGATTGCGTTGGGGTCTTCAGGAACCTTTGCAGGTTTCTTCCCGTCCATCTCTTCGAGAGTTTGTTCAACGATTTCGTCTGTTACTACATCGTCGAGGTCTTCATGTTTTTCAGTCATAATGACTCCTTTACATATTAGATTTTAGTAACGAGAGGAAATTCTTAAACTCTCGAACACTTGTCTCATATAAGACAGTCTTCGGAGCATTCTTAATTTCAATCTCCATTTGTTCAATTACTTGAGGTTTAAGGACACCGTTATCCCAAATCCAATCAACACCTTCCATTATACCATTAACAAAAGCGTCTGGTGCTGATGGGTCTTGTACGATGTCAACCGTACTAAGAATAAAGTCGTCTTTCACGACCATTGCGTCACCCTTTTTCTCAAGACTACCCATACCACGAGTTGACACACCTAGTTGTACACCACCATCGAGAAGACCTTTAACAATCCGTCCCATTGGAGTATCCAATATTTGTGCCTTTCCTACCACATCAATTCCCTCTAACTTGAGTTCAGTGATTAGGTGAGAAACTTTATCCAAGTTAACAGTTGGTCCTTCGGGATGATTTAACTCACCGACTGCCCTCTTTTTATTAACTTGGGTTTCAACGTACTGTTTAACTGCCTTTTCCATAATTGGTTTAGGGTAAACACGTCCGTTTCTATTCTTTTTATCTGCTTGTGCGAAAACGCCTTCTATAACGTATTTCTTTTCGCCATCTTCTTTCTTCTCTACAATACACTGTAGAGTACTATTCTCTGTAAATTCTGTAATTAACTTCATTAGGTCAATTCCTTTATGACATTATCGATTGCCTTCTTTGCGTCATTTAAACTATCATAGTGGTCTAGATGATCACCATCAACATACGCAACAAAACTATCTTTTCCTTGAGTCACAAGTACAGGAATTTTCTTGATTGTCTTTTTGAAGACAACCTTTCCTTCTGGTTTACGACCAGCAAGTTCTGTTATGAGGTTTTTATAAGTTTTCATACTTCTATTTATACAAATTTATTTTTATAGAATTAATTATTTTATTCGATTTCTGCGATTATTTCTTCGTCAGATATCTCCATAACACCATCAATCTCATCTCCATTGAAGATTTGTCCTGCTACAGATATTCTCTGTGACTCTAATGCACTTGATTGTTTGTCCTGTAATATAGAACTAAACATATCTTGTGCTTTGTTTAACTCTCCATCACCTATACGGTCTATTAGTTGTGCTATTGATTCATTACTCATTTTTTATTCCTCGTTTTCGTCAGGAGCAACGGCATTCTCGCCTGTTATTTGCTCTTTCATTTGTTTAATATCATCATCATTCATCATCATGACGTTCTTCATAACCCATTCGCGTGAGAAGTATTCTCCGATATATTCTGTTATACTATCTAGTTGACTAAGACGTTTACTTAATACTTCAGCATTCTTCAACTCTGTGAAATGGTTATCTCTTTGGAAGTCAACTTGAATTTGATTCTTCCAACTTTCCCAATCTTGTTCTGTTATGATACCTTTTAGAATAAGTTGTTTCTTTAATATACCTGTGAACAACATCGAAAATCTTTTACGTAATCTGTCAATAAACTTTTGGAACTTGACTTCATCACGACTAATTTCTGACGCCATACCAAGAGAAAAAGAGGATTCCTGTTCTAATCTATTTAAAGGAACATTTAATGCTCTATACATTCTCTTCTGAAAGTATACGATATCATCTATCTGCCCTAGATTATCTCCTCCTGGAAGTGTAGATATCTCTGTGCCTCTATTACCTTCACGTCTTGGTAACCAGAAGTCTTCTAGCATAGACATATGCTTACGGTCATCTTTCAGATTACCTGTATTCGCATCATAGACTAACTTGTTTCTATAACGTGACATTATGTCTTTCATATATGCTTCTGATTTATTGCGTGGCATATTACCCACGTCAATATAAAATATTCTGCGCTCCGGCGCACGTGCGAGGCGATAGATAACAAGACTATCCTCTAGCATACGCAATTGGTTAATCGGTTTTAATGCCTTGTGTAAAT